GGCTCTGGTTCTGAATTGACTACTAGGGAGGGATATGTTGATATTTGTAATTCCATTTTTGATGGACAGTCTATGATAGACAGAAGTATTATGGGGAGATATAAAGACCGAGGGATGATTTTAATTAGAAATCGCTTCTTTAAATCTTGCTGTTTTAATACCAATATTCAAAAGTGGTTCTTTGACAATAATATTAAATCCATATCTGATTTACACAAAGAATCCATTACTTTGGCAACAGATATAAAGCAAATTAAATTGATTACAACACCGAACAGCATAAAGTATTTGAAGTTTGCTAGTATTATTCAATGGCTAGAAACTATTGATTCTGTTTTTAGTATTGTAAAATATGAGAAGAAGACTAAGTTTTTTGATGGAAAATTGGTTCAGGCACACTATCAATTACTTAATACACTGCAGATGACAGAGGAAGAAGTTGTAGAGCTTTTAAAAGAATCTCTGGATTATCTTGATAAACTACATTCCGACTCTGATGTGTTCAAATATCATGTAAAATGCAAAGTGTCTGATTACGAAAAAACAAATGCGGTCAAGGATAAAAATGAATTAATATATATGATGATGAATCAAACGGATTTATTCTTTAACACCAAAATGTTTTATGATTTCAAAAGAGCAACCTGTAAGTCTTATCTTAGTAATCTCAAAAAAGGGCATATTTTAGTTGATGGAAATTACTCTGTGCTTTTTGGTAATCCTTTTGAAATGCTATTGCATACTATTGGGAAGTTAGACGAAAATACTATTTCTTCCTTGTTGCCTGGTTGTGTACATACAAGTAGATACGGCTATGATAAATATATACTTCAATGTAGAAGTCCACACATTTCAATGTCAAATATATTGATTTCTAAAAATGTGGAGCATGAAATGATTGATAAGTACTTCAATTTAACAGATGAAATAATCAGCGTAAACGCAATCAAGGAAAATCTAATGGAAACTCTTAGTGGTTCAGATTATGATTCCGATAGTGTGTTGATTACAGATAATGAAATCCTGCTGCATTGTGCTTTAAAAAATAATAAAGTATTCCCTGTTCCAGCAAATCATGTTGAGGCTGAGAAAATTGCTAGAGTTTACACAAACGAACAAAAGGCAGACCTAGACCATAAAACAAGCAATAATAAAATTGGTGAAGTTATTAATCTCTCTCAGGAGTTAAACACTATTATATGGCACACAGTAAATAACTCTGGTCAAGTTGCTGATTTGTGTTATGAGGAAATATTAGCGATATATCATGACGTGTGTTTATTGAATATCTGTTCAATGGTTGAGATAGATAAAGCAAAAAAAGAATTTAAAGTATCTGTTGATGATGAACTTAAAAAAATCAGGAAAAAGTGGCTTGAAAAAATTGACTCAAAAACAGTAAAACCAGCCTTCTTGGATTATATTGCAGAAACAAAAGGTTATGGAGATAACGCTTCAAAGGTTAGCAAGTTTTATGATACCACAATGGATTATATTGTGAGGTTATTAAATAAATATCGTTTTCCACGTCAAGAAAAGGAAACCATTTTATTTTCGGATTGTTTTAAATTCGATTCATTTGATAATTACAAAGTAAATAGGAGGCAGTTAAGTACTATCGTAGATATGTGTTATCATGCCAAAGGTAGAATTGCTCACTTATATTCTATCAAGTTCCACTTTTCGTCGCATGAAAGGAATATATTGGTTCAAAATTATAAAAATGCTTTAATACACACTTTTACTAATATGAAAATGAATCCACATACCTTGTATAAATTGATGACTCTGATTGATTGCAAAGAGCATTCGGCTATAAAGAACATTGTTTTTGAATTGCTATTTTCGCTACATAACAATTCAGTTATTGATTTGCTGGATAGTATTAGTCCATCAAGAAGTTATATTGAAAAAAATACAAATGGAGAACTTTTGTTGTATGGAATTAAGTTTAAAAAAACCATTGCATGAATTCAAATTGCTCATTTTTTACACACATTTTTATTTTGTTTTCTCTGAAACCCAGTAATATCAAGGCTTTCAAGACTTGAAGAAAGTGGAACTTATGAAGGGGATAGTTTTTGAGCTATATCCATCATAATTAACGCAGTGTGATGTAGTGGCAACAGGCAACGTTCATACGTTGTATTTGGCGGTTCGAGTCCGCTCACTGCTATTTGGAGAGTAATTACTACTACTCTTCTATTGGGGGAAATAAATATTAGAAAGTGGTGAAATTGAAATAGAACTAATTTCAAAAACAGAAATCGAAAAATTAATTAGTGTAGGTATTCTTAAAAATACTCACAAAGGTTATGTCAATGGCAAAGGTCATCAGGTAGGTTACTATAAAACAAAAGGTGTTGCTAAGAAAAGATGGATTGAAGATAAGTATGTTGATAAAGCAAAAAGGCTTTAATAGATTATCTTAAACCAAACAGTAAAACAAAATAATTTAACTAAGGGTGTATTTGCATGATTGTAAATGCACCCTATTTTTTGTGGTGTGTTTACATGATTTGTAAGCACACCCTTCTTTTAAAAAATAAAGGGGAGAAATAATTAATGGCTAAAGTAAATAGAACTGTTTCTTTTAAAAATGCTGTAATTTCAAAAGAAGATATGACAATTACAGAGTTTGGAAAAGAGAGTGTTAAAACATATTGCTTAGAAAATCTGCTAAGAGATTGGGATGGTGTTGATAACGTAAGTCTCACTTTGAAAGTAGATGATGAATTACCAGAAGACGAAATACAAGAAGATTAGTAAAGGGGTGACGACTATCATAAGTAATTACAAAAGATTTGAAAACGAAACAGATGAAGAGTTAATCTTTAGAATTTGTAAGGAAAAAGATTCTATTGGTTCATGGAAACAAGTTGGTGAATTATTAAATCAACTAACTGGTTATGAGTACACTGAAAGTAAATATAGGAAGCAATTTCAAGCGTTCCAAAAAATGCTAGATGCAAACAGAGAATTGTTTGTTGATGATGATGAACACTTGAAAGAAATTAAGTTACAACTTCGTGAATTAGAAAAAGAACGTAAGAAAATTCAAACAGAAAAACTTGAATACAACAAGTGGCTTCGNGAAGAGGCTCGTGACGAATTAATTACTGATAGGATTATTGATGCTGTCAAGTCACTNTCGCCATTGTCTATCCCTGTAGAGATTGATGTATTAAAACCTAGTGAAGACGCTGATGATATAGGTTATGTATTGGCATTTGGTGACGAACATTATGGCATAGAGTTTGAAATACCAGGTTTGTACGGAGAAACACTGAATAGATACAATCCAGAAGTCTTTGAAGATAGAATGATGGAACTGCTCAACCAAACCATTAAAATTGTAAAGGAAAAGAAAATCAAAACACTCAATGTATTTAATATGGGTGATAGCTTAGAAGGCATTATTAGAGCCTCGCAATTAATGAAACTTAGATATGGTGTAGTTGATAGTGCTATTTACTATGCAGAATATATAACCAGTTGGTTAAATGTATTATCACATCACACTCATATAAAATTCCAAGCAGTACACGGAAATCATTCAGAATTACGCATGATTTCCCAGCCAAAAGGAACTTTCACAGAAGACAACATGGGTAAAGTTGTAACAACATTTATTAAAACCAGATTAAGAGATAATCCAAACTTTACTTACATTGATAATCCTACAGGTTTAATATTTGCAACAATAGCCAATCAAAACATCCTAGGTATTCATGGTGAAGTAAAAGATATGAAACGTGCTATAGATGAATTTGCTAGAGTGTATGGGGTTGAAATAGATTTGTTGTTGGCTGGACATCTACACCATAACAGATGCGAAGAAGTTGGAATTAAAGGTGAAGTTATAAACGTACCAAGCATCATCGGATTAGATTCATACTCTTTAAGTTTGAGAAAGTCTGCTGTTCCAGCAGGTAAACTATTAGTTCTTGAAATTGGAAAAGGTGTAGTTGCTGATTATAGACTTAAACTAGAGGATAATTTTTAACGGAGGTATTGACTTGAAAGATATATGTGTTGAAATTGTTAATCCTATTTCAAATCGTATTAAAAGAAAAGATTGGATTCGTGCTACTGGTGTTAGAGCTACAAGAACATTTTTTCAAGCTCTATCTGCAGGTTTAATTGGAGTTGTAACATTCTCTGAGGTGGACTGGAGATTTGCTCTGTCTACAGCATTAATGGCTTCGTTCATAAGTATAATTAATGCTCTTGGTGGAATACCAGAAGTAAACGAACAAGCAAATGGTTAAGAACGTACTTGGGTAATCCTCGGATTCCAGGTCTTAAATAAAATTTAATACAGAGATATATGGTGGATGCCATATTCTAGAGCAAGTTATCATTTGGGATAGCACTTTAATTTCAAGGTGTTGTGGGTTCGATTCCCATTGCTCTAACTCATAGTTTGAAACTTTGTTGCAGCAATACACACAAAGCTTCAAAACTATTTTTGGCTATAACTAGCTACTCAAAGGTCGCACAATTCTCCCCCTATTGTGCGGCCAATTTTAATTAGAAGGACGGTGAACGATATAGCGACAAAGAAAAAGACAAAGAGTATTCAACAAAAGACTTGTCTATCCTGTCCACCAGAAGAAGCATTAAAAAAGGCTTCGGATTTTTTTGTTAGTAAAAATCCATATCATGCTGATGGGCGAGTACCTTGGTGTCGTAAGTGTATCGCAACACTATCTACAACACCAAATGGGGAGATTGACGAAGAAAAGTTTAAATCTGTATTACGACAGTTAGACAAGCCTTATTATGTAGATTTGATGAGGTCTGCTATAAATCAATTTAAAAAAGGCAATCCTAATGTACCAGAAGATAATATCAGGTTTTACGGTGAGAAAATTCTTGGTAACTATTTCAAGAACATTAATCTCAATCAAACAGCAGATAAAAATTATGAAGATAGCGAAAAAGATGGGTTTATAAGAAAATCCACCAATAATGACTATGACATAAAAAAAGAAATACGGCAAGCTGTTTATTTTAATTCAAATGAAAAGAAAGAAATCAGAATTGGCGATTTTGAAGTTACTGATGAAATGATTCGGTTGTTCGGTGATGGGTATACCGAAGTTGAATATAAGAAAATGCACGAAAAATATGAGGGATTAAAACCAAACTATCCTCTACAAACAAGTTTACATAAAGAAGCCTTGGCTACTTATGTAAGATTTAAAATTCGTGAAGAAATAGCAACTGCCGAGGGTAGTGTTGTCGATGCAGAGAAATGGTATAAACAAGCTCAAAGGGCAGCTATGGATGGCAAACTAACGCCAAAACAACTCTCTCAGGATGATTTGCAATCAGGTGTTACAAGTATATCTGAACTTGTCAAAACACT